CAGAAAGAAAATGTTCGCGTGGCCAGTACTTAGCTTGGAGATCCGGGTTACGGGTCGAAGGCTTAGATAGGCGAGCGAGCACTTCAGTTTGAGTGGGGAAGCGTTGCAGATCACTTTCAGTTAGGTGTAAACCAGTAGGATCAAATAAAGAAGCTAGTCCTTTAATTGAAGGTTTAAAACCAAGTCTTTTGAAATGATCGTAAATGTGCAGGCAGATCGGTCGAAATCTTCTATCGCCGGCGGAGGCGTAGTAGATGCCGATAGAGCGGGCCATCAGATTTCCAGGTGTATCGCGGAGACTCTTGGGATGGAGTAGTTTTGCCAGTAACTCAGCGGGGTCGCGAGTTGGCAGTCCATTGTTGTTAGAGTATCCTAGGACGAAAGCGCCTTGGATTGATGGTGTAACATGAGCTTTATCAGGGTTGAGTTTCGAGCCGAAGCGCCAAAGGGCTTCAGAAGCTAGGGCCTCGAGGAATTCGGGCCAATGTTCAAATGGTAAGTTCATGAGTAACACAAACAGAACGTCGTCTCCCATCAATTTGATAGGGAAGTCATCGGGAATTGGGACACCGAGAGCGAGTAGACAGGTGACTATCATGACACCATTGTAGATGGAGTCGTAGAATTGTGTGCAGAAGATACCAGATGGCATCCCAGCATAGAGTCGGTTGAATACATTGCCCATGGGAGTAACACAAGGCATGTTGAAGTACATGTCAGTGATACGATTCCAGAGATTGGTAATACGTTTGGGTGATGTTTGTGAGTTAGGATAAGTACGTGTAGGGCAGTACTTTCCACAGAAGCAGAAATAAGTGGAGACTTCGTTAATGATGTCGAGCCACATTGAGAAATAAACGCGCATGTCGAATTCAGACCAGTCAAGGTTGAAATAGATACCACGAGTCGAGAACCATTCTTGAGTAAGACGATACCAACCACCGTTAAGTGATTCGTAATTCCACATAAGTGGAGTCTGTTTCTCAGTATGATAGTGCGAGAATAGAGGCCAGAAAAACATAGCTTCGGAAAAGATGAGATATTTAGGAATACCCCAAATGGTACGAACTTTGTCTTTGGTCCATTGGTATACAAGAGCGGGTTTTACATGTAATGTTATTGGATCGTAGTTGAATGAGAGTCCATCTTTAAATCTGTGTATGACTGTGCGAGTGTATTCAAAAACTAGATTGTATAGTTTACTGAATTTAGTAGAGCCTAGGTGACGATACTTGACTGAGAACGGGCGTTCGGCAGAAGTGTCTAATTTCCAAGGATACCATCGAAGGTCAGTGAAATGAACAGGATGAATTTTCCATTTAGGACGAAACCAATTGCATACGATGCGAATTGCTTCATAATAATGTTTGTCTTTGACTATGTTATGTCGGGGAACGTCGTAGCGAAAGAAGAATTGTTCGGCTTTGGGTCCAGATACTTGGGAGCGTCGGAATCCATGAATAGCAAGTTGAATAATACTTATCGGGAATAGGAACGAGTAGAGACATATGACGGAGGTGACAAATACTTGTAGTTGAAAAGCCCAGTCGTTTGCTTCCATTTTGAATGGTTGAGCAGAACCGTGAAAGGGGTCAGTTCCAGCGAATTGTAGATTTTTGTCGGGCCAGGAGATTGTCAGGTCAGAGAGCTGTTGGATGAGTGAGTCCATGATGTTTTCTTCAAGTTGAGAAAATCAATCGAAAGAAGTCGGAAATGCAACTAAGGAGGGAGTTTCCT